ACTCTGCCCCATTGTGGTTTCTGAAGTGATTCAATCTGGATAATGATATCGTAGATCTCCAGCACAGCAGCGTAGGCAATGCACTGGTCTATATAGCATGAGGGTTCTTTGATCTTTGTTAAGTTACTCAGCTTATCCTTCGTCTTGAATTCCCACACGATCTGTGCGCCTGTCTCTGTATCTACCATCAACCCATCACAACGGCCCGACAAAGTTACCTTGGCCCCATCAATGTCGAAGGCCCGGCGTAACACCTTCTCAACTTCGAGCATTTTAAATCTACAGGGCAAGTTATTTTCGATCAGTTTCTTAGGCATCTGCTTCAGATCCTTCTGATAAACCTCATGAATTCCCTCACCATTTCGTGGAATGCGCCCACGCCAACCGATCTGCGGCTCTTGCGGATCTACCACGGCATTGCAATTGGCATAAAAAATAGCTCTATCGCATTGAGAGAGCATACTAGGGCTAAACTTTATTTCATTCCTGGGATACCGGGTTTGGTTTATGCTATACAAATCTTCTATCTGGTCTTCGAATTCATCTGCTATTGTCCGTTCTACAATTTCACAATTCGTATTAGCATCTAATTTTTCAACAGGTTTCGTTCTAGGTTTCTTAGGGGGAGAAGGCTTACGTTCACCTGGATCATTAAATAATATCATGGGCTTTCCTCCGTTTTCTTTCAAACAGTGTTATTTATTTTTCCAACTTTCTACTTTAATCTCTTTTTTGGGTTGACACTGATTGCAGAGGGATTTAACTTTCTTGTCTTTGTTCTTGCAACACCCACATTTTTCTGTCATTGCGCTTCCCTACCTTTCGTTATTGCCGATTGCCTCACTAATGAGGACAATGATCCCAAAGAGTGAGGTCAACCCCACTCCGATAATGCCGATCATGGCAAACATCTGTATGAAGATCATGTTTCTACCACCACTAGCACATAATCTTCAGCCAACATATCGGTTTGTGATGCCAACCAAGGGACCAGCTTCCCATCGGCAGTCTTCATATAAATATAGGGCAGCGACATTTTACTGTGCTCATCGGGAATTTGTAATTCAAGCCACATGTTCTTGCCGTTCCAGCCGATCCGGGCCACTCTACGTCCCAACTTCAAAAATTCTAATGCAGTTCCAAAGTAAAATGTTACTAACGGTCTTGTTTTCGTAGTTTCCTTCATAAACAAATGCCTCCTTAAATTATGATTGCTAATGGGCCGAACACTAAGCTTTTCAGATAGTCTAAAAATCCAAGTGCAAATACTTTTAAAAGGAATTTAAACATTAAGCAGCCTCCTTCGGTCGTTGTAGATCAAAGTCCCATTCATTCAGCCCATACTCCTCCATCCACCGGGGCTGTATCACTAGATCGGCCTTCAGTGGCAAGCTAAACTCCACGGTCTTTGTCATAACGTTATTGATGAGAGCCAGGTTGTCCATGCTCAGATCCTTTAGGGGAAGCTGCATCATTAGCTCATCGTGGATCGAGAGCAAGTAGTCCCACCCCATTCGCTCACATAGATCTGCCATCTGAATAATGTTCAGTTTCAGACTATCAGCTGCGGTCCCTTGAACAACCGCATTGATAGCCTCACGTTCTGCACGAGCACAGAGCTTTTTCAACTCTTTTAAACGAGACTTCTCTGCGTTCGACATAGTGTTATAAAACTTCTGTTGCAATTTGAGAAGTTCTGCATAGTTCTTTCGATAATCCGGGAATCTCCGTTTCCTACCTCCAAGTGTCTCAGAGTAGCCATTTCTTCTTAACTCAGCCAGGATTTTTTCACGGAATGGTTTAATCCCTGGGAACTGGGTGTACAGTCCATCAAAGAACTGCTCACTGACCTCATCTGATACTCCCATCTTAAGAGCGAAACCTCTAGGAGACTGCCCATACAGCCCTGCCAGCACCCCAGTTTTCATTAGTTTCCTTGGCTCCCAATATGATCCATCATCGTTATAAATCTTTGCCTTGTCTACGCACTGCTCATAGGGTAGATCAAACACGATCATAGCCATGTTGGTGTATAAATCCTTCTCATCAAGGTAGAGCTGGCGCATGGAATTATCTCCGAACCAGGTATACAACAAGTGAGCTATCACCCTTGGTTCAATTTGCGAGAGGTCAGAGGATATGAGGATGCAGCCCGGATCTGGTATCACGCATTTCCTAATACTTTTGCCCAAGTCCGTTCTTGCCGGGATGTTCTGAAAGTTCGTACCTTTCTTCTTTCCCTTGTTGCCGTATTCCGAGCTAGCGTATCGCCCGGTCTGTGTACGGAGGCTGTCAAATTGGGAGTGCAGCCTACCATCAACCTCTAATGCTTCTGGTAGTTTGTGGGCATACGTGGACACTAGCTTGCTCAACTCTCTGTACAATTTCATCGGTTCTAGTGCTGGAACACTCTCTAGGATAGTTGTCAATACATCGGCTGCCGTGGATCGAGCTGGCTTGTTCAACCTTTGTGGAATATCGGACCCCACTTCCAACACGTCATAGATGAGATAGGCTAGGTGGTCATTCGAGCTAAAGTTAAACTCTGGCTCCAATGGCTTCCCAGTTTTTTCAGCCATCTTAGCTAAGAAAGCAACATCAATGTTAAAGCTTTTACGCATGTCCTCTTCAGCCTGGGCGATACGCGGTAACTGCTCTGCTTCTATCCGATGCAGTTCCTCTACATTTAATCTCAGTCCTTTACGCTCCATCCTTACATCAATCTCCATGAGCTTCGATTCAATGTTGTACCAGATGTTTTTTAAATTCCCAATGGAATCAATGAATGGTTTCTGAAATTTAAACAATTCATACGTCTTGTGCGGATCTCCACATGCGTACACACCAGACAACAAGATATCTGCCTCTGCCATTTTACCAGGCTCAATGATGTCTGCGAACTGAACTACCTTCCCTGTTCGAGCAACGTACTTGTCATACTGGATCTTCAGCTTGTGTGGCTCATGCTCGTTAAGCAGCCGGGCCACAATCTGACTACACCAATACGGAGTAGCTGGTTTGATATCGTAATTGGCTAGCATGTGAGCATCGAACTTGTAGTTATGCCAGATACTTCTATTGCCGGGTGTCTCTAACCATTCCTTGAGGGGAGCCAGGGCCTGTTGCTCTGTTAGCTGAACTTCCCCGGTTACATGGGCGAAGGGTACATAACAGGCCACGTCTGCTACAGGTAAATAAAAACTGAAACCAACTATCTTGTCCTCGTAATAATCGAGGCCAGTGGTTTCAGTGTCGAAGGCAACTTCCTCTTCATTGAATAATAATCTCTGCATCTTGGCCCAGGCTTTTTGATCCTGCACAATGATATAGTTATCGGGCTTACTATCCCGGATCTCTTGCTTTAGCTTTTCCCTTCTCCTAAACTCCAGGACCTGAAAGAAATTATAGACATCATCCTTCTTCATTTTCTTTCCGGGGAAATACAACTCTTTATTTTTGAGTGCTTGACTAACAGCTTCAAAGATTGGCATATCATCTTTCCATTTCAAAGCAGCCAGGCGTTCTAATTCAAATTCAAGGGTTATAGGTTTAGGGATTTTTGCGGATCTCTTCTTGGCCTTCTCTTCGTGCTGGACAAAAGCTTCCATCACGGCATCAATCATGATGCGCCCTTAGTTCGATTGATCTTCTAATTACTCGTTCAACTTGCCCTGTACCAAACATTTAAGAACACCCTTTCTTAGCATATTTTAAAAAAGTAGGGTAGCTCATTACAAGCTACCCATAGAGAGAGGGGATTTCTACAACATAAAAATGATACATGAAAATGAGCACAACAGTTAGGCATCACACCTTCCGCAAAATCCATATTCTCCCTTTCAACTAAAAGTCGTAGTTTTCTCCTTGCCCTTCAGCACTTGTTGTGACAGCAGTATCCGTGGTTTGCAGATTAGCGAAAATCTTAGCTAAATACTCCTCACTTGGAGCACGAAGGATATTAGCATAGAAGTCGGATCGTTCTTGACTACCCAGCTCAAGCACCTTTACATCATCTGGCAAGGTAATTCCTGCTTTCTGCTTTGGTGGCAGTGGGATGAAGTTGTATGAAGTGTCCTGTGCGCCAGCTCCTGTACGCTTCAGCAAGAATACTTCATCTTTAACATCTTCACCGTAAGTGTCAATAATGCTGTAAACTGAGCTGATATGCTTTTTCGAGGTGTCAAATATCACCACTTCTTTTTTATCCACGTCCCACATTGGTACTAGATACTTGATACTGCGCTTAATTCCAGCATCGCATGACTTACAAGACATGCCCGGACGTGGTGCAGTACATACGTGTGAGGGAATTTTTAAGTTGTAATCTCCGTGCCCTGCGTAATTCGGAAAGTTCATATCAAGAAGAATAACTTTGATTGATTCGCCAGCTTTCAAATTCACGTAATTGTTCTTTTTTCCATAGCTACTAGGTTCTTCTGCTTGTTGTTTTGCTGCTTCGCCTTCATTTAAGATGTAATTGTCATTCACTTTTAAACACGCTCTCTTTCTTTTTTTGATTACGGGCTTCTAATAGGTAATCACCCGAAAAAAGCTCATTAGTTACTCAGTTTTAAACGATTTTTAAACTTTATTTTTTCGTTTCTCATTTTAATTGGGATTTCTATGCCCATCTTTTTGTAATGCTTCTCTACTGGGACGACACATTTAATAAGTTTTCTATCTATCCATCTGTTTTGAGCACATTTAGCAGCCCCTAAGGGGTTATATCCTAATAGAGTAGCTACTTCACGTTGGGAATAGCCCTTCGCTACCAACACTGCTACATCGGCAGCTGCACTATCAGTCTCACGGATAGCCTCAACTAAACCTTTGGCAGCCTCTTCATCGGCAATAAAGTTTTGAATGTCAGCTACTGGACTCCGATCCTCCATATCCCAGTTATCTTCTGATAGATAGTAGACAATTTCATAAGTGCATTCGCCGCCCTCACGGTTAGGATTGTTCTTAGGGCTGTGAAAGGAGTAGTTCTTGCGGTTCTCATCATAAAGGTAATCTGATATACCTTGCTTCATACAGATGTTTACGAATGCTGAGAAAGGTACACTTCTGCTAAAATCAAACGATGTAGCAGCTCTGAACAGTGACATGCAATGTAAACTTTCACACTCACTGGCATCAATACCGAACTTAAATGAATCACGCGAAGCAACTCCTTGGATATAACCCCTGCATGATTCAAGAATGAGAGTGAAATATCTCTCATCTTCTGTTTCTTGTAGCATTTTTACTAACGGCTCAAGGTTTAGAAAGCATTCTGTACTGCATGTTTGCAAAATCAAATTCCCCTCTCATTTATCGAATGCTCAATCACGCTTATGGCGTTTCCAACTAGCTCTTCCAGCTGGGGCTTGTCCAACTCATTCACGTCCTTGTACTGTGGGAACTGGGACCAATCAAATATTTTGATATCAGGAATCCATGTAATTTTTTTAATTAGCTCCTGGCATATTTTACGACCAGCTGCATCATTGTCGGTCCCGATCACAATCTGCTCTATTGGGCAGTTCATTAGCTCGTTCAGCTGCGCTTTTGTTACGTGGGAAGTTCCTAATGCTACAGCCGGGAACCCATTTGCCCAAAGATATACGGCATCAATCTCGCTTTCAACGATCACAACCTTAGTTGCTCTCTTCCTGAAAACATGATTGATGCCGTAGAGGGTTATTTTGTTTGGGCCAACCGAACTTAGATGGTAGGTCCAAAAAAATTTTCCATATACAGATCGCTTCTTAGCTCCAACACATCGACCTAGCCTGTCGTACCAAAGCAAGGTGATGCACTGCCCGTTCGGATCGTACCCAATTCTAAATCGTCTTTGCCAGATATCCGGGATGCCCCGGCCTTCAAGGTAGGGATGCCTATAATCCCATTGCTTCAATGTATCTTCCGGAATGAATACAATTTCCTCTTCTTCATTGATCCCCCTGAATACCAGAGTAATTGGCTGGTCTATTATATCCGGATTGATTCCGTAATTTCCTCTTAGCCAAGCTTCGGCTGCATCATAGCTGGGCAACCCCTCAATCTTCTTCACTAATCCTGCTAGATTACCATAAGCATTACAGCTTCCAGCAAGGCAATGATACTTTCCGTTGAAAATATTTATTCCAAAAGATGGGTGCTTGTCCTCATGAAAGGGGCAAGACATCATCAAGTTTTTACCAGATCTTTTATAATTGATTCCACGAAGTTCTAGATACTCAGCAATGTCAAACTCGAAACTTTCAGTTTTCACACTTGCCACTTATATTTACCACCTTTTTATTGACTATAAAACATAAAATAGCACAAAATAAACACAAACATGAACTCATCACTCATATAATTGATAACCTTTACGTTGTTAACTTGTGATGTAATCGTAATGATTACGTCCTACTTGCTCATAGTACAGTAAGCCTTCAGATAAATATACTGGGAAGCGATGGGAGATCGGAGGAAATAATTTTATGCTAGACTCAGATAGAAATGATGTAAATTTAGAAGAAGAAATTGAAGAGGAGCAACATCTTCGTGAATTCCAAGCAGGAAAATACCTGAGAAAATTAAGAGGAAATCGTAGTTTAGCTGATGTGGTTAAATATTTAGACATTAGTACAAATTATTTATCAGAAGTAGAACGAGGAAAAATGCCTTCAGATCACTTTCTTTCACAAGCAGCAGAATTTTATGAGGTCGATGGGGATGATCTATTCTTTAGATGGGGAAAGATCCCTATCTTGGCTGCTGCTACTATTCGAGACAACAAACAATTGATGACCACACTAGCTGATATTTCGAGGCACAAAGACTTTACTGATGAGCAGAAGCAACGGTTGTACGATTCTCTATACAAAACCTACAAAGATTTTTTGAATATGCTTCAAGCAGAAAAAGAAGGTGCTAACTTGTGATTTACAAATTATTTTTATGGATTATGAATTACCTAACCTATCATTTTGGATATCTGTATGCCTTAGTCATAAAAGATTCACTGGATGACATTGGGGGGATCATGCTTGGAATGCTCATTCTTATTTGGGTAGGGGCAGACTTTATTTTACATATTCGATATAGTCCAAGCCTAGACCCAGAAATTGCAATTACAAAGTTTAGATCCCCCGAAGGCAGAGCATATTACATGATCAACCCCAAAACTAGAGGACATGCTATAGGGGCATTTATGGGGTATCTTCTTTTATTTTTTGCAAAGGAAGGAAAATTGAAGGTCAGGACTGTAAAGTATTGGACAGTAATTATTGGTACACTCATGATACTTGTGTTTTTACTAGGCATATTTCTCTCACTATGGCACTACCTTCCTGACGGAAATGGAAATAAGGTTCCTAGTCCTTCAGGAATCATGCAGCTTTTCACCCCTTAGAAGATGTCCGTTGCTTTCTTCGTTTCTATCACACCACTATCTGGAATCCACTGCATCTCAAGCTCAGTTCCTTCTCCACCAGCTCTACTCTTAGCCACAAAGAGTAGGGCTTTTCCACACTCAGTACCCGTTTGGCTGTCTCTCCATTTAGTAGCATCGAACGTCAAGATACAATCTGCATCTTGAATAACTGAGATCGTACCGCTGTAGCTTTTCATCGTTGGCGGTTCCAATACACGTAGGGATTCGTCCTCAACATCGTCCTTTTTCTTGCTCTTTTCATATTCACCGTTGGCCTGGTAGAGTAGCACAATCACGATTCCATACCTTCCCGCCATTTCTTTGAGCCGTTTACTTGTATTTTCCTTCCCTTCTCGATCATTTGTGATGTGGCGTATCAAGGAAAACTGGTCAATCACTGCCACGTCAGGCTTATGAGTTTGTATATCGTGCTCGATCTGTGCTACCGATAAACCTTTGGCCCAATCCTCCTGGGTTTTGATTATCAATGGAGCTTTAGTAGATCCTTTGCCGAAGTCTCCTAAATAATCTCTGTATGCTTCTTCAGAATGGAAGTCTAATTCACCTGTAAACAAAGCTCTGTTCGAGAACTTTCCTTCTAGCGTGTCTAACCTGTAACCAATCTCGTGTTTGCTCATTTCTCCAGATTCAAAAAGGCAGCTCAAGCCCTGCTTATTCACGGTCAATGCCTCCATGAGGCCCAGCCAGGTTTTCCCCTTACCTGTGAATGCTTGGATCACAAGCAAACTGCCCATTGAAAGTTCACCCAGGGATTCAGTTAGTTCAGGGAAAAAGAATGGTATCCTTCTAGAAAAATCATGCTTCTTACGCCTCTCGAACTCAGCAAGTCTTTCGGCCCCGGTGTTTGACCAATCCATGCCGTTTTTGCCAAGGCTCATACTTTGGTTTCTAAACTCCTGAACTTTCTGCTCCATCGTCTCAACTATTTCAGCAGCACTCATTTCCCCAAACTCTTGAGCAGCTTTCACAAAATAATTTTTCTGGCTATTTTTCACGTTGCGTTCAATCAATTTCTTTGCCAGAGTTTCTACCGATTCTCCCGGATCTGTGACTTCGAAGTTATCTGTGTGCTCGATCACGCTATTTACAGACGGCAATTCCCCAAACTCTTCCAAGTGCTTTACTATATATTTATACACGTCTTTATGCGTTAGCCATTGGGATTCGTCCATCAAACCATACCGAACCAGGGCAGAAGCATCCCTAGAACTTAGAATTGCTGTCAATAATTGCAGCTCTAGCATTGCATCACACCTTTCTTCGGAAATCTCGATTGGTTTTGAATTCTATGGGCACTGACATTCCTTCGAGCCGGGATCGTACCCTGGCCCCAAGCACCATTTCAATTTCTTGTGGGGAATGGTTTGAGGTAAAGATGATCGTGCGCTCAGAATCATATCGATCACTCACGATGTTAAGCAGCCGTTCACGTACCCACTCAGAGGTCTTTTCAGCTCCTAAATCATCCATGATAAGCAAAGGGACCTGTTTCAGGGTATGAGTGACACTGAGGGCAACCTCAGCAGCCTCTTTGTCATTCATTCCCTTACGTAGATCCTCTAAAAAGTCAGTCACATTTATGAACTTGACCAGCTGCTCGGTGCGTCTTCCTGTCCTGTAATCCAGCTGTAATTTCTTTACGATATATTCCAAGGCTATTGAACAAGCGACTGTACTTTTCCCAGTCCCTGTTAACCTGGAATATAAAAATAAGCCGGTTGTTCCCTTATCAATTCTTTCCACAAGGCCATCCGTGAATCTGCTAAACACGTCCTTTCCGAAAAAGGTGTCCGGCAAATCTGAGCAAATACATTTCTGGTGCTTCTTAGGCAAGGAGGCCAATTCTATTTGATATCTTAGGTCAATAAAAAAGGAACAAGAGTGAGAACAAATAGATTGTCCTACACTCTTGCAGCAATGTTTAGCTATGCAGTTGTCATTCACTTTGGCAGCTCCTTCCTAGACTAATGAAAAGCTCTTCTTGTATAGATCAACAACAAAGTCAATGCCTTGATTATTGAACTTCAAACTCCATTGGTTAATCATGCCACCATTTACAAAATCCTCACGACTGTACCGAACACGTTTGAAGTATTTCTCATACCCTTGTCGGGGAACATAGCAATTATCAACTTTGGCTTTATAGAGGACTTCTTTTTCTTGTAGGAATTGAGCAACTTTAAATGCTGTCATTCCACCTAGAAAATGCTTCCCAACTGTAGTCATTGTGGATAACCCATCTGCATCTAAGAATTCATCATATTTCTGAGCCTTGGGGAGCAGAACTTGCTTCTCTTTTTCACTCACTACAAGAGCTTCTAGTGCTTCAACGTAATTTCGAGGAAGCATAAATTGAGGTTGTAAAGCTGGAACGATCTTAATCGTCCCTTTGCGTAATCCTTCCAGCATTTCATATACGAAATCGTAGAACTCGTTGGCCTTCTTCATGGTGCTATAACGGCAGATCTCATATACACCTTTTGCCGAGTAAAGGTAGGTGTTATAGGCTTTTCCGTCAGTTGTCGTCAGTTTGGTGACAACTGAAAATTTGTCCATACGGTCTTGATAACGGTCATGTATCTTTTGGATTGCCTTCCTCGGATCGGTATACCCCAAAGCACTCCCGATCTGTTCCCTAGTCATAAAAAACTCTTCCTCTTGTTGGTACAGATCACAAGCAACATTCCCAAAAGATGCTGTTTTCACCAATGTTAGTTCGTTTGTTAATAAATTTTTCATTATTTATTACCATCCTTTATATTTTTTAGATTTTTTTCGATGATGCTTAACGGTTGATTCTCATAATCGTTATAACCCTTGTAGACGATCCCTTCTGCCTTACTGCTATACCCAAGGATGATTGCTTTGGTCTTGTCTTTATCCAGCCAATCGGACCACGACACCAAATTTTCCTCAGTTACTTCAAAAAACTTACGGGCATTAAAAGCTGCCTTATATCGGGCAGTCTCAACTGACTCTTCCACTACTACAAACACATCATAATCATGGTTGACGTGTACTAATCTTCTAAGCAAAACTGCAATATTCTTATACTGATTACGAATTCGATTCTTAGCCATTAGAACCACCCCTTAGCTTCTATGTCTTCGAGTAAGTTTGAACTGCTCTCAGGCGATTCTGTGGCTTCTGTTGGCACTTTAACCGCATAAGGCTGTGCTTGTACAAATAACCACGAGCATGTTTGCCCTAGTGTCGGACGCGGATACTTCTGGTTCGCCCAGGTTGTATCATAGAGAGCTATGATTGCCCCAAAGACAGCTTTGATCTCTTCGTCCGGGTAGATCAGCAATTTGCCAACTTGCTTAGTAACTACTGCCCAGTTGTTAATTACATAGGCCGTTCCATAGTGCTCCTCATATAGATCACACCAGTAGGCAACAATCTCCCTGGAGTTCTTGAAGATACGTTTAACTGGATCGGCACTGATCCCACTGGCCTCACCGTCAAACTGCACTACGATGTACCCACCACGCTCCCTACGAATCATCCGATGGCTTCTCCATACCTCCAGATGTTTATTCAAGGATGCTTCACTAAGCATCAATTGCTCTTGCAGCTCTTGTTTATTAACTGGATGATCTTTCCCGAAGTTTAGGGCTTCCATCTGGCAGAAATAGTACCAGTTCAAAGGCTTTAATTTCCGCAATAGACAGGCACGTTCGTTCTGTGTCATAACGCTACTTCCTTTCTTAATTGTTTTGCCTCTCAATAGGTAATCACCCCTAAAATTCTTAATAGTTACCTTGATTTAAGAAATTTTTAATTTTTTTATAATGGATAAAAAAATAAGACCACCAGTAGCCCTTTTGCTACCGATGGTCTTAGAGGGATAATATCATATCATTTGGGAGTGGCATTTTTTAATATTGACGTGTAACATTTGTTTTTTCTAGGTTAGGATTTAATATAGAAAAAAGTAAACATTTGTAAATTATATTAAATAAATGGGAGTTTAGAGCACGATGGAGAACACCAAAAACTGGGGCCACTGAACTCCTTTTAATGGAGTTACATGGTCAATAAAAAAATAGGATCTCTCATTTATTTCAACCACAAGGTAAAAACCACGGACTTCAGTCCGTAAAGCTTCCAGCGTCCCGTACTTCGGGAGCTAAGGCGTTCCCAGACTTTAGTCTGTACACTTCAGTCGGCTTTAGCCGAAACTAGCGACTTTCCGGTCGCAACGGAAACCCCTGTACTTCAGTGCAGGTTTGTTTAGTTAGACGAAAGATCCTCAGAATTAGCGTGCGACAGAAGCTAATTTCATTTGTTCACTTGTTTGTTCGGTCGGTTTTACGTAATCATTTTGAGGGGGTACATCAAAAAGCGAATCATGTCCTAATTTAGCCGCAGCAAAGGTAGTGAGTAGACCGTAAATGATATTACTGAAAACATAAGATAGATTACTTGCCGCATCTTTAGGTTTCACTTTGTTTTGAGGGGCAAGTGTTGGAAGGGCTGTAGCTATTGCCCCAATGGTAATTCCAGAGAGAATTCCTTTAGATATAAGTTTATCTCGCCCAGTTTTTGACATG